ACGATTTCTTGGGTAGGAACAGTGCAGGTATTTGAGCCATTACCACTCTCTTTGCATCTTCGTTTTGTGGCCAGATTTAACCGTGTTTCCGGGCACGGTTTCTTTGATACGATTGATGACGTACTTCTCAAAGGTGGAATCTGCCTTGCCTGTTCCTGGTGTGTCCATACGCATTCCGTCACCTAACCCAGGGATACTGTCAGATGAGAAATGGCGTTGGAGTTGTGGATTGTTTTCTTTGAAGGCTTCATACTCTGAAAGCCTCATTGTGTGTTCTTCGATTTCGCCGGTATTTTTATTTAAAAAAGTATAGATCATGCAGTTTGGAACCAATCAGGAATATTACGTGAATTAATTTTGCCTTTCCATGAGGCAAAACGAATCTTATCCTTTATATAGTAATTATGATATGACTTGAGTGAATCATATTTGCGTCCAGGCACTGGATTTTCGGCAAGAATTTTCAATTCAGGTGGCATTGCCGGAGTTGGTGCAAAGAATTTGCCATCAGGAATATTTTCAGGTGTCAAATAAAGTGCATCACGTAGTTTTGCACATTCGTGTTGTCTACCATAACGATAGGTGTATTCTTGCAACAAATAGAACCACATGCGGTAAAGCCACACATAGTTTTCTTTGTTCTCACGGCACCAGATAGCCGATGGGTGATTGATATGTGAAGCTTTGTACAATGTGGATTCCACAACGGGATCACTCATGCGCCAACGTTGAATACGTCGACCATTTGCTGTCAGATCAGTGTATTCTGTGCCATCAAGCACACGATGTGCAGTAGACATGAGCTGTGCATACTCAATGATCATTTTGACAACATGTTTTGATACATGCATCTGAGCACAAATTTGGGGATCAGGATCTAGATAGAAGATATTCATACACCAATTCTCACTCGCTCAACATCGGTCCAGTCTTGTACAACATTACCACTGCCATAATTATCATGTTCCCATGTTCGATATTGTAATCCAACTTTAGTGATATTACCACTATTGTCAACATGTTCAACCACACGGAAATCATATGACAGTGGTTTGACCAGCATAACAGATGATTGTGGTACTTCAAATTTGAATGAACCGGAACTTTGATATACCGTTTGTGCTGAACTAAATGTGGTAAATACTGTTTGTGTATTTAATATTGCTGCCATAATTAAGAATAATCACCATTAAGTTGAGATTTGATGTAGTTTATCACTCTTTCTGAGTCTTTGGCAAACATATTCTCGGGTGTTTCATTATCAAAGGCTTTATTTTTGGTTTTCCACCACTTGTTTACCAAGTCGTGGGTTCCTAACAGTGAAAGCAATACAAGATTTAAACGAGGTGACATTACATCAACATCCTAATCAATCCAACAGAATCAATTGTCGTTAACAAGAGGTAGTTAGCAAGCATCCCAAAACTCTTCCGAGTCCAAGCAGCCCAAGCGTACAAGCTACAACCCATGATCCATACAGGATAAAGAGCAAGAAGGGGAGGATTCGGGACGGTAATTGCCATAGTGATAGAGCAACCAATGCTAATAGCCCAAGCGAGAAGCTCAACAAAAAAGCGAAAAGGATGAGAGGCAAAGTCATCTTTGATCCAATCGAACGTTGGTTTAAAAAGCTCTATCATCTATTTATCTTAAAGTTTCGGAATTTCAATGCTTTCGGAAGGCTTGCTCTTGGTGTTTTTTTGACCAGGCAGAAGGTCAGCAACAGGTGCAACTTCTTTCTTTGTCTTAGGGAAACGTGCAGCAATATCTTCAGCAGTCACAGTTTGCATTGCAAATTGCTTGAACTGTTCATAACTGTCCGAAACACGTAGAGCAGACTTCGAATTCATGCCTGCATTATCGACCATAAACAAGGCACAACCGCCATCAATCAGAGGTGCAATCTCTACGATATGATCCAAATTGATAATAACTGGGCAACCTTTTTCAATTGAATTGACTTCAACAAATAAACTCATTTTGATACTCCTTATTTTTTATCACAATCTGCCACACGAACCAAATGTACTGTCAACTCTGTCTGTGGTCGAACAAAGAAACATTCACCTTTAATAGACCAAACAAGGTGATTCTGAATGCCATCTTTAAAGTCTTTATACTCTACGGTGTTTGGTGTAACAGACATGCTATGATAAGCAAGAACAAGCGTACCAATAATAACCATAATAACAGCCGATGGTAAGATGTTGATGACCCAAGAACCGATCTTCACCAAAAACGAATCATAAAATTTCTTAAACATTCATCACCTTATAATAAAAAGTTGCTGCCAACAAAGTGGCGAAAGATAAAACAAAAATCAAAAATGCAAATTTGATAGACTCTTCTTTGTAGTAATCTCTTTCAAGTTTGATCATTTCGTTTTGTGCAAGAATCATTGCGTCACAGCTATCTCTACCACCCAACATAAAGATGGTTTTGTCCGATTCTTTTAGGCGTCGTGAAGCCGAAATGTAGTGTAGTAAAGAAAACATAACAATATTATATCACAGTTACGGTTGGTTGGCAACCTCTAGGATTTCATTAGGAAACTCTTCGGTTGGCGCAAAAATATACTCACGTTTTGGTGTATATGGAAAATTAATTGGTACACAGGATTCACTGCCAGTAAAATATGATTTAAACATCTTACCATCTTCTTCCGACTTATGCCATTCCCAGAAGATTTTACCATCGATATCATATGGTTGACCATCAAACCTATCAGCCTGTTTGAATACATGCCCGCATCGTTTGTTTTGATAGACAGGATTATTGTCTGTGCGGTCATCATTAATACAAGTCCACTCCCAATCTTCACCAGTAATTGGCACAACAGGTTCGAATGCTGCTAGTTTACTGAATAGATTAATCGTGTACGGTGCAGTTGAACCAGAATGACCTTCGTCACCAAATACATCCAACAATTTTAAAATATGAAGGCAGATAGCCTCTTGCATTTCATCGATGTATTTACCATCTTCATCAATCCAACCTGCGGCTCTGAATTCGCTCATTGCATGTATTCTATAATTACTCATCATCAAACTCCTTCACTTCAAAAATATAGTGCCCACCACGCCGAGATTGTACCCAATTTAAGAACCACATCATCTCATTCTTCTGCATTGATTTAATGATAGACTCATTGCCTGACCAACCAGCAGTAGAGATGTGATATCTTTTCGTGGTTTCAGGAAGTTCTGTGTTGGTCCATTCATCAATGCCGCCATCACATTCATTCCAACCCCAAGAACGGAGGTGCCAAATGGGTTCAATAAAAGCAAAGAATCCTTTCGGGTCGGAGAAATGCCACTCCTCAATCAAATGCAATGCATCATTGGTTGGATAACCATCTTCATCCAAAAATTCACAGTCTTTTTTGGATTCGTAGAGATTCTTCCAATCTAATTTTGCTTGTTCATATTTAACCTTGGCTTCTGCAATGAAAGCCTCACGTGCAGCACGTTTCTCATCATCAGTCATTTAGTTTCCATCCCACTTTTTATACCAACGCCAAAAAGCCTCTTTCATAGATTCATCTTTTTTCCAATCTACAGACCAACCTAGCATGCCACCTTTCCAAGAACCTGCACGAGGACCAAGTTCGGTGTCCGATTCACAATCAACAACTCTTTGGATTTTTCTGAATATTGGTAACCATCGTGTACAATTTGGACGCCATTCTCTTTCTTCACCACACAATCTAATCTTGGCTTTCTGATTCTTACCATCTTTGGTCCAATGGTCCAATTCAACAAACTCAGCCAATAGTTTCTCTGTAGACTCGTTGCCGACTTTTCTTTCTTCAAACACTTCCCACCAGTGTAGATGTTCATACTTTTTTGGATATACATTTCGGTGATAAACATTACCATTTGGATACAATAGATCATGCCGCACAATCTCTAGACGCCAGGGGTACCAAAATAGTTTTGAATGATCCGAATTTTCTGGATCATCACGTGACCAATTGCCTGGTTGAATGCCGTAATACACATGTAGACCATCAGGTGTGAATGTGAATCCATATTCTTTACGAATCTCTTCCATGAAACCGTGTGGTCCTTCTTTGTCTTGGTTCCACGACATATCGGTTGTATCAATCCATTTTTCTTTTGGCTTGAACAACTCAGGTACCTTCCACCACCATGAATGTTTGAACAGATTAATATTCAATGTGCAATATGGTTTTTCATGTCGCTCGCGTTCATATGGATTACGCACGGCGATACCGAATGACCAGTAGTCGCGTTTGTAATACTCAAACTTCTTTCTCATTCTTTTCTTCCAGTTTTTTCTTCAATCTACGAATCTCTGCTTTGAGATTACGATTTTCAAAATCAGCCCAACCCGCACGGTCTTGCATTTCTTTCATTTGTTTTGCAAAGTCACGGTCGGCAGGTGTAAGTTCTTCGGCTGGATAAATCATAAACTTGCCGTGATCCCAATCAAAACCCATGCTTATACTTTTTACAGGTACTGTAGGGTGGGCACCAACTGTAGAATATGGCAGTTTAATCATAATCACCACTTCTGGATCTTCATATTGAGTTCCATCACGATGGTAGAGATTAACAAGACGGTGTAATTCACTGAATTTCATTCTTCAACTCCGAAATGATTTCTAATATGTTGAGCCGGGTCCCAATGGAGTTCGTTATGCTTTTGATACCAGTCATTAGCGGCACCACAACATTCCCGAACAACCAACTCGGCAAACTTTTCCAGAGGAACTCCTACACATAATCCACCTACTTTAATATAAGGACCAGGGACAATCAATGGTCCTCGATCGGTTTCAAACCCAGCCTGTTCAGCAAGTTCCCGAATTCGTTCGTTCATATATTGTTTAATCCTACTCTACTGTAACCCAACTTTGATTTGAGTTCTCTGCTTTTCTTTTCTGGTTCCCATGCCCTAGGATCAACTGTTTCACCAGTCAGTTCATACCGAAAGTCTGGATCGTAAACCATATATCCCAACTTGTTCCATTTGATTACGCCATCGTCAAATAGAAAGATACAACCACGGCACATGCAAAAACTAGCACCGTTGTCGCTCATTACATTTCCATTGACAGTACCAATGTATTTGACCACATTGCCTCTATACATTTCATCAACAGCTTCATGCCAATTCATCATGCATAATCTCCATGTAAACCGTATTTTATTTCCATACACCATGCAATAGATTCTGCGGCTTCATGGTCATAATTTTCACGCACAAAATCCGCACAATCTTGAACAAGCAACTCAGCGAACTTTTCATGGTCAAAGTATGCATAATCTTCACACTTACCCACAGCATCTGGATGTTTATAACCAGCCTGTTCAGCAAGTTGTTTAATTCGTTCGTTCATAATTAATCCCACAGAGTTTGATAGTATTTGCCGAACAGTCTTAGACCATTGTTGATTCGTTGTTGGTGTTTCTCGCGACCATCCCAGTCACATTCACCTTTAACTTTCCAACGAAGCGGTGTAACACCTTGACCCTCATCTTCGGGATGTTTGGTGAAATCAACTTCTGGTTTTGTAATCCAATATTGATCTTCCCAATCTTCATCGTTCAGTTGTTCGAAAGCCCAAATCATTTCACTCAATGCCCAATCATAACGAACATGAATGTCACATTCAATTTTCTTTGTGCGTTCATCTTTATAGAAATCAAATGTTTCTTGTGCATCATACTCTTCTGTGGTCGTGTAACGCAAATATTCTGGCACATCTTCAAGGTCAATATAACCAGAACCTTGTTTGGTTGCCTTCAGTTGTTTTAACATAGGAAGAATGATGGGTGACAGTGTGCAGTCCATGCTCCACGTATCGTAATGATCAATCTTCACATATTGAATTCTAGGATGAACAAAGTCTAGAACCTTTTGCAAACCAATACAAAAAGGATTTAGAATGTCGGACAACTTGTCAATCAGTGGTTCATCATATTCAATCTCACGCCAAAAGAATACCTTCTCCAAAATCGTGTAAGGAGAAACCCAGTGGTTGCGATATTTGGAGATGTACACACGCATTATTTTTTACCTTTACAATTATCAAAATGCCATTGTTTCATTTGGGAAGCACCACCAGATTTACCACAATGTGGACACATTATGACAGGTTTTGGTCT